TACAATCACTTTTCAAACACCAACTCAGCTTATAGGTGAGGAAATGACCGGCAAATGGATATTAGTGTTGCCAAGAGAAATGCGACCTGCAAATCAGCTATCGGTAATAGGTATTTGCAGTAACAAAGAAATAGTTACCGTATTAATTCGACCTGACGGGCAAGTTTTATTGTACTCGTTTGGAAACTTTCTCCTTGAAAAAGACACGCACATACGATTTCAGGCAACGTTCCCTGTAGCTTAAGGAGGCAGCAAAATGAAACTAAAAAAAATATCGGATGCAATTAAATCAATTGGAGCGCCTAACAAGGATGATACCTTGTTGGGCGTTTTTAATGGCAAAACAGCTCAGAAGAGCATTGAGGATATCCTCAAAGTCTCCGACTACACTTTACTAAAAAACCAACCTATCACAATTCTAAGCCAAGATTTTAAGGTAAGCGAGTTAAAAGAAAGCAGTTTATATTTCATTAACAATAGCATTAATTGCAAAAAAGAGGACGGAAGTTTGCTTGTGAATTTATATGCAGGCATTCTTATCCTTACCGGTACCGGCGGCGAAGCCCAAGTTTTTGATTCGTATAATACTTATTACGTTCAAGATTTGAGCACCGGAGATTGGTTTAACGATGATTGCAACCATATCACCACCCAAGAAACTAAAGATATGCTTAGCGATTTAGGTATTTACTCCATTAGTTATACAAGTCCGTCAACTAAAAAAACAACTACCGAATTGTTATCGCTTTTTGCAAGAAACGCTCTTCTTAAAACAATGACTCTCGACAGTACAGGACTCGTAAATACCATAAAAGTAAGCGGCAAATACAACATTTATGCTAACGGAATTTTCCGCTTAGGTCATCCGAGAGCTGTGGCAGACTTCACACCTCTCGAAATCAAGGTGAACAAAGGCGACACAATTTACCTAAAATTCAGCAAAACAGAAACGGAATGCTTATGCGATATTGTCTATATTGGCGATATTGGCAAGAACTTTCCTGATAATGCTAATTATGAATATAGTACCATTGACGTATGGTCGGGTCAGTTAGGATTCGCAATCGGCGCTACTAAGTACGATTCGACCTTGTGGGACGTGGTAGTAAGCGCTCAGGGTACTGCTTTCGATATTAATCATTATTTATTTAACCTTCCCTGCGCAAGAACCGGTGGCCTTGTATATTCGACTAAAGAAGAATTCGGACGTCCCGAACTCAAAGCTGTTACGCTCGGCAACGGATTGAAATTCGAAAACGGCATATTGTCGGCAGTAGCTACAAATGACATTGCGAGCGACCAACTAAAACAAATTATAGGAGGGTTAAAATAATGGCAGTAACATCAGACTATATATTAAAATTAAATCAGCAAAGGTTAGAACTTATAGATGTTGTGAATAATCTCGTTGATGAAACAGATAAGCTTGACAGTAGTGCAACGCTTGATGACGTGGTTAAAAGACTTAAAACAATTGGTACGTTCAGCATATTAAGAAATTATATTCAGCCTGATATTATCAATCCTAATAGCGATTGGTCAATTGATGATACCGAGGGCAAGATTGTTATGCTTAGAGACTGTGCATTCTATAATCACAAGGGACTTCGTTCAGTTAATTTAAAAAGTTGTAATACAGTCAATGGTAGTGCGTTTCAAGGTTGTACTTCGTTAGTGCAAGCAAAAATATCAGGAAGAGATTTAGCTATTAGTGGTTATTATACCTTCAATGGTTGTACTGCTTTGACTTCGCTTTCTTTCCCTCATCTTAAAGAAATGCGTGGAAGATATATGTGTGAGGGTTGTTCAAATCTCAAAAGCGTAACTTATAACAAAGATGGCAGTGCAACAATCTATGATTCATACAATGTTTTTAGCGGTTGTACTAATTTACAAGCTCATATTTTTCCGAGCAAGGATGAAGTGACAACAGTTGACGGTGATTATACAAACAATATTAAAAGCACGGCTTATATTTATATTCCTAAGTGTATGCTACACATTTACAAGGAAACTTGGATGAATAGTTTTATCACCTCAGGGCGTGTTAGGTGCATTGAAAATTACGACTTTGATGATGAAAGATACACTAATAACAGAGATTATCTTATTAACGTTCTCGGTGCGGATTTAAGCGACTATGTTATTGAGGAGTATGTTGAGCCTAACGTAAGAATGGAACTGCAAAAATACGGTAGTAATTCATTAATTGCTACAATTAATAACAGACAATACAAAAAATCAAATTGGGGTTCGGCAATTGTCTGTGTTATTAAACTTGAAGATAATTATGGCGTATTACTTGTCAGTACCAACAAGGACTGCGTTACTTATTATGCAAGCGGTACAGTCAGTAGTAATACCAAATTTCAATACAATAACGAAACGTATTATTGTAGTGGTAGGCTGTATTTCGTAGGAAGCAGTCCTACAGTTGTATCAGATTATCCGCTTCTTAATGATATAACCAGTAAAACATATACAAATGATGAGGCTGGCAGTATTGAAGCAGCAAAAGACTTGCTTGACTACTATTTTAAAAAGATATGAGGTGGGAATATGACAAATGAAATTCTTGTTGCGTTGATAACAGGCGGACTGTCGTTTTTGGGAGTTGTTGTTGCTAATGTCAGCAACAATCGAAAAATACAATCAGATATGAAAACGCAGCAAGCTGTTACCGACACCAAAATAGACGAGCTTACAAGAGAGGTTCGACAACATAATAACTTTGCGCAGCGTGTGCCGGTGCTTGAGAACAAGGTGCAAGTTGCAGACCACCGAATAAAAGACCTTGAAGATAGATTAAAATAAAAAGGAGTAAAACAATGAAAACATTATGTATATCTTTAATCGTTATTGCATTACTTATTTTAGCAGTACAAATTATTACAGAAATCATCAAATCCGTATTTAAGGAAAATATCGTTTATAATTTGATTGTATTCGGTGTTTCCTTATTCTTAACACTCGTAACAGTCATTGCGGCAAGTCAGATTGTACCGTTCAAGCTTGTTTGGTATATCATTGTCGGCGCAATCGTAGGTTCATTTTTCATAGCTTACGGTGCAATGTATGGCTACGATAAGCTTTTTAAACGAGTATTTGAATCAGTTAAGAATGCAATTAAATCATTTTTGGAAATTGAGGAAGAGGTGAAGAACAATGAAAAGAAATAAAGCAATAATGTCCGTGATTATGTCGCTACTCTTGGTTATTACAATCTTTTGTGGTTGCAATAATTCGAATATCGAAAATACAACAAAGCCGACAGAAATGACTACTGTTGAGCAAACAACCGAGCCTGAAGTTACTATTTCAGCCGATGTAAAGACAGAGGCAGAGAAAACAAAGGACGAAGTAGAAAACGGTGAAGATGTCGGCACTGATAAGCCTATTATCGCAAAGCCTAAAGATGAAAGCACTGTTGTTGATGAAAGTTTGATTGAGCAGGACGCTGTTGTTGAACAGGAAAATATTTCTTATGACGGCACAAACACCGGCAAAGGTAAAGCACTTCTCGGTGCTTGCAAAGGTCTTACATATTATAATCAGGCTGACAGCAGGTGGGCGAAAAAACCTTATACAAGCTCAAACAATAAAACGCAAACGATTAAATCAAGTGGTTGCGGTCCGACTTCGGCGGCAATGGTTGTAAGCTCTTCAAAAGGTGCTATTTTGCCTGCAACAATGGCAAAGCTTTTTGTTGATAACGGCTATCGCACAAAATCAAACGGAACTGCGTGGTCGGCTTGGTCTTTTGTTGCCGACTATTTTAATTTTAAGAAATATGCTACAACTTCTAATATCGATAAAGCCTTAAATTATTTGAAAACGGATAAGAACAAGGACGGCGTATCTGATTACTTTATTGTTGCATCCTGCAATTATGGCTTATTCACTACATCCGGACACTACATTGTGCTTGTAGGTTACAACGGCGGCTCTATTTCTGTATACGACCCTTATTCTTACGTTGGCAAATTTAACACACCGAGCAGAAGCGCAGCAGGCGCTAAGCTTAGCGGCAATACCGTTTTTGTGAGTGAGAAAAATTTTAAAAAGTACGGCAACACAGTTAATTATTGGGTGTTCTCGAATGACTATAAAAAGAAAAAATCAAAAACAAAGAAGAATGTTACCAAGTATGTTGCTACTCAGTCACAGTCACTTAATGTCAGAGCAAAAGCCAATAAATCGTCAAAGGTATTAACTCAGCTCAAAAAAGGCGCAAAGGTTACTGTTACCAAAGTCAGTGGCTCTTGGTCTTACATTTCATCTCCGGCTAAGGGTTGGGTAAGCACAGCTTATCTGTCATCAACCAAGGTTGTTGCCGACAAGCCGAAAAAGGTCGCATACAAAACAACCGTCGGCAAGCACTACCGATTGAAAGGCAAAACTTACCTTTACAAAAATCAAAACCTTACAGGAATTAAATATGAATATCTGCCAAAAACTGAAATAATCGTCCAAAAGCATATCAGCGCAAGTGTTGATAAGGTTAAGGTCGTTAAGACTGGCAGAGTAGCCTATGCGAAAGTAAATAGTTATAGATAAAAAAAGCCCTCAGTTCCTAATAGAACCG